ATATTAAAAGTTTAAAGCAGGAGAAACACAAACTCTCGGTGGAGAACATCCCGTCTTTGATGGACGAGATGGGGGTCGAGCGTCTTGATGTCGATGGTTCAGTCGTCGAGCGTAAGATGATTGTGTCTGCTTCAATACCCGTTGCGAATAAAGATGCTGCGTTCGAGTGGCTGCGCGACAACGGGCTGGACGATATAATAAAGAACGATATCACGGTGTCGTTTGGCAAGGGTGAAGACAACGTAGCGGGGGATGTAGTGGGCCTGTTACAAGAGCGAGGCTTCGACCCGAAGACCAAGACCCACGTCCACCCATCCACACTTAAAGCGTTTATTAAAGAGCGCGTGACGGATGGTAAACCAATCGACCTCGACCTGTTCGGGGCGTTCATTGCAAATACTGCACAGATCCGGAGGAAGTAATATGGGTGCCGTAGCTAAAAAGAAAAATGCAGAGTTAAGCACAGATGTCATGGATGACATCATGGGATTTGCTGGCGAGGGCGCGACCTTCGACAGCAGCGAGATGCAGATACCGTTTGTTCGTATCTTGCAGGCCATGTCCCCGCAACTCAAGAAGCGTGAAGCTGAGTACATCGAGGGGTCTGAAGAGGGTGACATGTTTAACAACGTCACTATGGAACTCTTTGTTGGGGAAGAGGGTGTCAACATCCTGCCTTGTTATCAGACCACAAAGTATCTGGAGTTCGTTCCGAGAGAACAAGGCGGCGGATACCAAGGTGAGATATCCATCAGTGATCCTGTGCTACAACAAACCAAGCGTGATGGGTCCAAAGAAATCTTGCCTAACGGAAACGAGTTGGTCAAATCAGATCAGCACTTCTGTTTGATTGTGGGCGAGGATGGTATCACACAACCTGTTGTCGTTGACATGAAGTCAACTCAGCTAAAGGTCAGCCGTCAATGGAAGACCAAGATTGCCATGCAAAAGATCAAGCACCCGAAGACTGGGCAGATGATCTTGCCTCCGCTGTTCGCAACTCAGTGGAAACTGACCACGGTTCAGGACAGCAATGACCGAGGTTCATGGTTCAACTACAAAGTAGACAAGGTTGGTCTGGTCCAAGACCGTGACCTTTTGCTCGAAGCCAAAGCCTTCCGCGATAGTATCGCTGCGGGTGAAGTGAAAGCTGCACCGGAGGAAGGGGCTTCCACTCCCACTCCTCCATTGAAGGATGATGAAATCCCCTTCTAGCAGCCTCGGGGGGCGGACGGGTATCCGCCTCCCACCTTCACTTGGGAGCAGTAAATGTCAAAATCAAAGAAGCTGCTTGCCGCGTTTGTCGGGGCTAAGAATGCTCATGGCACTACGACTGTCGGACGGACAAGTCGAAAGGGCAAGGCAGAAAGTCAAAGTAAAATTATACGCGAGCCGTTGACCGAGAAGCTAGTGCAGTCTCATATCGACGGTAAGCATGGTGTGGGTGCCATACCAATCAACGAGGAAAACCAATGTAAGTTCGGTGCCATCGATGTCGATGTCTACGATCTGAACCAGAAAGAGTTGCAAGACAAGATCCAGAAGCTGGGTCTGCCTTTATTGCAGTGTCGGTCTAAGTCTGGTGGGGCACACCTCTATTTGTTCCTGAAAGAGTGGGAGCAAGCGGCGGTGGTCCGAGAATACCTGACCGAGATGGCGATCATGTTGGGTCACAGTGGTGTGGAGATATTCCCAAAGCAAGACACGATCATCGTTGAGAGAGGTGACGTGGGTAACTTTATCAACATGCCCTACTTCAACGCCGAAATGCCCCAGCGTTTTTGCTATGACAAGAGTGGCGAGGCCATGGAACTAGATGAGTTCCTTGCAGCCATCGACAAGAACCGTGTCGAGTTGTCTGATCTGGAGGCTATAAGATCCACCACACAGGTGCGTAAACATTTCTCGGACGGACCACCATGCATCCGAAACATTTTCTCGGACGGACCACAGAGTGAGCCGCGCAACAAGCTGCTGTTTTTTATCGGAGTGTACTGCAAGAAAAAGTTTCCAGACGCGTGGCAAAATTCATTGGAGGAATATAACCGGACGTTGTTTTCTCCACCGCTGCCATCGACAGAAGTTATGACGGTGATCAAGCAACACGAGAAAAAAGATTGGGGATATACTTGTAAGGATGAACCGTTCAAGTCGTACTGTGATCCATCTCTCTGCGTGTTGGCAAAGCATGGGATCAGCGACGATGCGCCTGATGCTCCACAGGTAGGCGGCTTGACAATTATGCTGTCGGAACCGAGGCTATACTTCATGGACGTGAATGGGTTTCGCATTCAGTTAAGCACGGAACAGCTACAGAACCAGACGCTTTGGCAACGTGCTTGCATGGAGCAATGCAACTTCATGCCCCCAACTACCAAGCCTGACAAGTGGCGGAAGGTGGTCAATGGTGCGATGAGCCAAGCGACATACATCGACGTGCCGTATGAAGAGACAATAGCTGGTCAGTTCAAAGAGCATTTGTTTTCGTATTGCACAAGCCACATTCGGGCGATGGCACCAGAGGAGATAGACATGGGTAAGCCGTGGACTGATGACGGGGTAACCAAGTTTAAGCTGGAAGGTTTGCTGGAGTATCTGCACCATCGCAGGTTTGTGGCTCAGACCCGAGCGCAAATCATTCAGATGATACGAGACTTGGGTGGGGATAATGGATCCCAACACATTACAAGAAAGAGCGGGAAGAGAACCACGGTTCGATGCTGGTGGGTTCCTGCGTTTGAAGATGACGAGGTAGAGTTGCCCGTACAGGAGATTAACAATGACATCCCATTCTAACAGACTGCTTCGGGTAGGAGAGGTTGCCGATCTACTGGGAGTATCGCGGTCCTACGTCTACAAGCTGGCGCAAATGACAGAAGACTTTCCAAAGCCTATTGTCCTTGGGTCCGATGACAACCGACGCTCGGCATCGCGCTGGGTGTTGGCGGAGATTGAGGATTGGGTCAACAGCAGGCCACGGGGAAAAGACTATGATACCTAAAGCGGAGTTGATCCTTGGTCCCCCCGGCACAGGCAAGACATACTTCCTGATCCAGCAGATTAAACGAGCGTTGGAAGATGGGGTGCACCCTTCACGGATTGGGGTGATATCTTTTACCCGCAAGGCTATCGAGGAGATGGTGACACGCGCCTGCGCGGAGTTTAGATTGGAGCCGAAACATTTTCCAAACATGCGGACGAGCCATTCGTTTGGGTATCACGGTCTGGGTTTGCAAGCTCAAGACGTTATGAACAAGGAAGACTACGACAACATCGGGCAGCAACTCGGTTTAGACTTCGATGGAAAAGTGGATGCCAGTTTGGACGAGGGTATACTGATGCCTAACTTTAAAGCTGGAGAGGGAGCAGACTATCTTCAGATGGTTAATCGAGCGCGGCTGCGCATGGTTAGTCTGGACGTGGAGTTTAACGAGGCTGCGAACAGGGACTTGTACTTTCCAAAGTTGGAGCAATTGAACCAACAGATGATTGAGTACAAGATTGCCACGGAGAAGTTTGACTTTGTGGACATGATCGAGAAGTACATCGAGGTCGGAGAGCCGCCCCACCTAGACTATCTGTTCATTGATGAGGCCCAAGATTTCACGCCATTGCAGTGGCACATGGCAGCTAAGATATCGGAACGCTCGGACAAAGTTTACATCGCAGGGGATGATGACCAAGCCATTCACAGGTGGACGGGCGTAGATGTTAAGCTGTTTAACAATAGCTCCGAGAACATCACGGTCTTGCAGCAAAGCTACCGCATTCCAAAGTCGGTGTGGCGAGTGGCGAGAACCATTGCACACAGGATCGAGGACCGTCACCTCAAGATGTTTAAGCCCCGAGACGAAGAAGGGACGGTTGAGTATGTTCACCACATGCAGGACATTCCGTTGCACGAGGGTTCGTGGACGCTCATGGCAAGAACGAACTCCATGGTGCGTGACATGGCTAAGTATATACGGCGCTCGGGTTTCAAGTATTCTGTGAAAGGAAGGCCAAGCATATCTCTTGAACTGGTAGCTAACCTGCAAACATGGGACGATCTGTGTGCCGACAGGGAAGTGGGCGTACAAAGGATCAAGGATCTATACGAGGCCGTTCCAAAGCAGGGGAAAAACAAGGTTGTGAAGCGCAACAGTAGGCAGATGCTGGATCTGTTACCGTCCGACGCGACGTTAGACATGGAGATTTTGCAGCTTCAATACGGGTTGGTGGTTGGCGCAGAGACGAGTGCGTATGATGTTATGCGTGTGTCCCCAGAGGACCGTGATTACATCGACGCGATGGAGAGAAGAGGTGACGATTTGATGTCCGAGCCTCGTATAAAATTGTCCACCTTCCATGCTATGAAGGGGGGAGAGGACGATAACGTTGTGGTGTACACTGCCTCTACGAAAGCAGCGACCCAGAGCGAGCACCAAGACGATGAGCACAGGGTGTTTTACGTTGGCGTCACGCGAGCACGACACAACCTGTGGGTCTTACAAAGTGACTATAGATACAGGTATACGATATGACAATTGAGCAAGAGCGCTTTGATTTTATCGAAGCTGAAATCGAACGAGCCTACGTCCATGCGAACGACGAATGGAAACAGGAATACTACGACAACGCAGCCAAGTATTTGTCCGAGCACGAGTTTGTTGAGGGCGGAAAGATTTGTGCGTTTTGTAGGTCGCAAGGGATGAAAGATCCTCACCATCATAATGTTTGGGGGGCTATGATGGCATCTCTGCGAAAGTTAGGGTGGGTTGAGAAGGTGGGAATGGTACGTCCTACTACACGCCACACACACATTGACAAGGTATGTCAATGGAAAAGCAACTTGTTTAGAGGATAACGGTATGAAGAGAGATAAGGTTTTAGACGAGGCTAAGAAAACTATTAATGGTCAGAGGGCCAAGGATTACGGTGATGCATACGAGAATTTCACTCGCATTTCTGATGGGTGGAACCTCATAATCAAAGAGGCACAGTGCACCAATGGTTACGTCACCCCGCAACATGTTGCGTTGATGATGGACTGGGTCAAGACGGCTCGGTTGCTGAATGATCTTAGCCACGAAGACTCTTGGGTAGACAAGGCTGGGTATTCGGCACTGGGTGCGGAGTGCGGGGATCGTGAGAGCGAAATACAAGAACGATTGAAGTTGTTTATGGGAAATAAAGATGCAAAAAAATCTATTCGGGAGTGATCTCCACCACCAGATTAAGAACGAGTTGGACTTGATCGACGCGGACTGGAACATCCCACCCGAGTATCCTGATCTTACAGGGTACAGTGAAGTGGCTGTGGATCTGGAAACCTTTGACCCCAACATCAAAACCTTGGGCCCGGGATGGGCGCGAAAGGATGGGCACATCATTGGCATTGCGGTAGCCGCAGGGGAATACAAAGGGTACTTCCCGATCCGCCATGAAAACTCCCACAACCTTGACCCCAAGTTCACCTTGCGGTGGCTCAAGAAGCAGATGTCCGTTCCCGATATGAACGTGATCATGCACAACGCAACATACGATGCGGGTTGGATGAGGGCCGAGGGCATAGAGATCAAGGGTCGGATCATCGACACTATGATTACAGGGGCCTTGGTTAATGAGAACCGCTGGTCCTTTGGCCTTGATGCTATGGCTCGGGACTATGTGTCTCTGCGTAAGAACGAGCGCCTGCTACAGGCGGCGGCAAAAGAGTGGGGCGTGGATCCCAAGTCTGGTATGTACAAGCTGCCCCCTAAATATGTCGGGGCCTATGCCGAGCAGGATGCCGTGGCTACGCTCAAACTATGGCAAGCCTTGAAGGTCAAGCTGGAAGAGGAGGAACTCTGGCACATCTGGGATATCGAAAACGGTTTGATCCGTTGTATGCTGGACATGCGAACCAATGGTGTACGCGTAGACTTGGACAAGGCGGAGCAGAATAAGAAGCTGATCCGTAAGCAGTCGAAGCTATTGCGTGGCAAGATCGAGAAAGAGGCTGGCATGGAGGTGGACATCTGGGCATCGGCATCGATCCAGAAGATGTTCGACAAGCTAGGTATGGAATACCTTACCACGGAGAAAGGTGCGCCATCCTTCACCAAGTCATTCCTGAACGAACACCCCGCCGAGATATGTCAACAGCTAGTTAAGCTGCGGGAGTTTGATAAGGCTGACGCCACGTTTATTGACAGCATCCTGCGGCACGAGCACAACGGACGCATCCATACGGAACTGCACTCGACACGACGAGACGAAGGTGGGACTGTGACTGGGCGATTTTCGTCGTCCAACCCCAACCTCCAGCAAATCCCTGCCCGAGATCCCGACATCAAGAAGTTGATCCGCGGATTGTTTATACCAGAAGAGGGTATGCAGTGGGGATCGTTTGACTATTCAAGCCAAGAACCGAGGCTCTTGGTTCACTTTGCTGCAAGCGTACCGTCTTCAATCCGGAGCCATGTCGTGGACGATGTGGTCGATGAGTTCAATCGAGGGGACGTTGACCTACACCAGATGGTTGCCGATCTGGCAGGCATTACACGCAAGCAGGCAAAGACCGTGAACCTTGGGATCATGTACGGCATGGGGGTAGCCAAGCTGGCAGACCAGTTGGGCATCCCTGCACAGGACGCCAAGGATTTAATCTCTCAGCACCGCAGCAAGGTTCCGTTTGTTAAGCAACTTGCGGACATGGCAACCAAGCAGGCTGACAAGAACGGTCAGATACGAACTCTACTGGGCCGTAAGTGCAGGTTCCCACTGTGGGAGCCCAACAAGTTTGGAGTAGGCAAACCTCTATCTCACGACGAAGCACAGAAGGAGTATGGGAAGGACATCAAACGAGCCTTTACATACAAGGCGCTCAACCGTTTGATCCAAGGATCAGCAGCCGACCAAACCAAGAAGGCCATGCTGGATTGTTACAACGAGGGGCTTACCCCTATGCTCACGGTACACGATGAGCTATGCTTTAACATAGAAAGTGACGATCAGGCAGCTAGGATAAAGGAGATCATGGAGACAGGCATACCGCTCAAAGTTCCATCTAAAATCGACGTAGACATTAAAACGGATTGGGGAGAAATAGAATGATCGATCCAGACATACCAACACTTGGACTGAAAGACATGCATCGTATGCAGGTACAAGCCCTTATGGATTTTGTGGGTGAAGCCCTTAACTTAGCAGCGCTAACCAATGACGAAGATGTACTACGCGAGACCGAAGAAAGCGCCGACGAACTGGTTCGGTTGTTCGGAGGCAATGGCGTCAAGGTAACTATCGAGACGCTGTAGCAATCTCCATGTTCCGGGCGACATCGATTGGGTTGTCGCCCAGCAACGATGGACTTACCGCAGCCGTGCGGACAGGGCCCGTTGGAACTTGGAGTGAACCTTCTTCAACTGGAACTCCGAACAAAGGTGTTTCTGTTGGTGCCTCGGGCGTAACTGGGTCTCCAAACATTGGCGTTTCTTCAACCGTGGGTAAGGGTTGATCAAACGAACGTTCGATGTCTCGTAACATTACATCATCAATGTAGTCAAAAGGAACTTGGTCGAGTGTACCATTGCGAGCCATGTCTCCCAAAACATCTTTGCTTACTTTAAACGGCATGTAGATGTCTGAGACCAACTCCTTAATGCCGCTAATACCAGCTTCCTTTAATGCCTTTTGTACGTCGCCGTCATCCATTCCAAAAGACTCAACGGCCTTGATAACCCTATTGAAGTCCCTGAAGGCCCGGAACCGTGCTTCGTTGGCATCGTCGTAGGCTTTGATTAACTCGTCTCGTGTTACGTTTTGGCGACGGGCCACTGAGTTAAATATGTTAGCTGAGTCTTGACGAGCCCGAGCAAACTCATAACCTTTGTACTTCAATGAATCAGTTGCTTGAGAGTCTGACTCCGTGATGCCAGAGAAAGCACGGGCAAGTTCCTGAGACAGATCCCGCTCCCGACCCATGCGGTCTTTCTCGCTGATGCCCAGTGTTTCGTTCAAGTCCATACCGTTGATAAACCCACGAGCAAAACGACTTGGCTCGATCTTCCCGCCACTCTCATCCAATGGAATAATCGAAGGCAGTAGTGTGTCCGCGATATGGGCAAACGACTTGGCGACTTTGTCGCCAGCGTTGTCTTCTGGGTTGTAGATCTTTGCACCCGTAATTGTTTTACCGCCCCGACCAAACTGACCCAGCGCACTCATCACAGGGTTCTCTGCATCAGGATCGAGCACGTCCCTAAACGCTGCCAGTGCGATTGCTTCCTGTGTAAAGGGAGCCATAAGCTCTCCCAAAGAAGAGAATGCCGCCTCCGATACTACCTGACTACTTGACTTACCGTCCCGCATACCTCGTTCGTAGGTGTTTATGGCTGCAATCGCAGTGCGCTCAAGCATGTCGTATGGGTTCGAGTAGCTGTAGTTGATGTACTTTGGTGTGCCGTCCTCGTGCCGACCAATCGGCACAAGACGTGCGTTCTTCTCCCACGGTGCAGCAAGAGAATCTTGATACGCGTCCATCTCTTCTTTGGTCACACCAGATGTCTTGTACGCCAGAGACGATACCCCTGCTGGAAGTGTACCAAACGTGGTTATTGCCCCAGTTAAACGACGTAGCCCAATCTTCTGTATCTCTACGTTGGGGTCTGCCAACTCATCGATGCCACGGGCAATCGTGTTAACCCCTGTCCGCATGATCTCGTAGGGGAAGGCAATGAAGTTACCCACTGGAGCACGGCGCAATGCACGGATAGCCTCGGGTGCAAGGTTATAGTTCGGCACTGTGTTGCGAACAATACGGGCGGCTTCTTCCCGCAAGAACACATCCGTGTCCATCTTTTTCCCAGTTTTTCTTTTAATGTACTGCGCTTGCTCATCTGGCGTCATCTTAGCCAAGGCGTTGCGTAACTTGTTGCTTTCGAACGTGTAGTTGTACACCTTCCAGATGTCGTCGCCAGCTTGGTATAGGTTTTCTGCGCCCTTACCTTTTTTCTTTATGAACCCAAGTATGGGATTGTCGGTAAGGTTGGACCCAAACTTGCGGGTGGCAGCGATCCCCTCTACGGTTTTCTCGTCAGTGTAACCAAACCCTTTGGCTACCAGTTCCTGTAATTCGCGCAGTTCCGCTTGACTGTTTACAATGCCAAGCCGTTGTAATTCCTTAAACTCTTCCGCCGCTTTTTCAGGAGGCATACGTTTGAGGTTGTTAAACACCAGACCCACGGACTCGTATAGGTTCGCACCTTTACCGACGTTGCCTTGCGCTGCGGCAAATGCCGAGGCCGTTGTTACATTTCGGATCTGTGTAATAGGAGACAAGATGGTCTTACCGTACTGTGTCCCACCTTTGACCCGTAGAAACCCCGAGTAGGTGGAGCGAAGAGCGTTGCCCAACCAGCCCACATCACCCACAACCGTGCGTGTCAGATCCTGATACACCCGTTCGGGAACAGCAAACCCATGCAGCGAACCCCACCCAGACTCCAAGATGTCTTCGGGTTTGCTTTTGTCCGCCTTACTGCTGCCTCTTCCAGAACCGAGGACCACGAACCCTTCTTCTTCGATCATCTTAATTTGATCTGGGGACATGCCTTCGGTGTTGCGGAACAGTTTACCTATGCCATCTGGCGCAGATTCAGCCGCAGCGCGTATGGTTCCGAAGTAGTTATCCACGGCGTTGAACTCAGCCATGTCAGACACAGTGGCAACGTAGTTTTCCAGTGGGTTCTTTACTTCTCCGAGCAACGCCTTTTGATAATCTTTCAGGTTAGACCGTGTGATAAACAGATCTGTTCTAAGTTTGTCGGCGGCTACCTTGGCTGTACCTTTAAAAGGTTTCTTGTTGCTCTGACGTTTATAGCGTTCCAAGAAATTGTCTCGGGCAATCCGTGCTTGATCGTCAGTCACCTGACCAAGTAGTTTAAAGTCTTCGCTAAGTCCCAAGTCTTGTGCGCTTCTAGGATCCCGAGCGCTCTGAGCTACCCTAGCCAGTTCATCTTGCACGGCAACGGCGTCAGCTTTAAAGCCCGCGGCGGCTTGCTCCAACGCTTCGTCGGTGGGTTTGTAGTTGGCGTCCTCAAAGATACGATACCGCCTGCGCATGTACGAACCAAGGTTTCCTCGAATGGTTTCGGACAGCAGCTTCTGTGTATCTTTAGATACCATGTCATTCTTTTTTAGAAAGTCACTGTCGAGAATCTTGGCGCTCAACTCATCCATGTGGCTGCGCATGGACTTCAACGTAACGCCGATATCGTCATCAAACAACTTCAGCATTTCGTTCGCGGCTTTTCTGTCGGGCATTGTCAGGTACTTGTCGATGGCGTTGTATGCGTCTGCTTTAGCAAACCTGCTGCCCTTCGCTAGTTTTTTGTTTGCTTTCTTCATCAACGTATCAAGTTGCTTGTCCAACCTGTTGGTCAACTTATCCGCAGCCTGCACCTCTGCTTCAGTCAGTCCCGGGATCAAGGACCGAGACTCAGCAACCGACTCTGGTAGGATACCGCGATACCGCAACGTAGCCAGCGCTTCTGCTACGCCATTCTTAAACGCACCTTGGTCTGCACCCAAGCGCCGTGCTTCTTCAATCTCCGCGGCTTTGCTCCCGACCTTTTCTGCGCCAGCCTTAATCCCACGAGCCGCTTGCGTAAGGATAGGTATCTGACCAGCGGCGGTGGCTGCGGCTCCTGCGGTAGCGCTAAGACCACGAGCAATATACGGGGCAGCAACAATACCCGCGGCCCCTTCCAGTCCAACCTTGGCCTTGTTCATCAGGCCCTCTAGTGCTCGCTCTTCGCCCTCCAGACCAATCAAGTCTGTTGTTTCTGTGGGTCCGCCCTCAAAGAAATCACCGATGGTGGTAGTGTCGCTTGTGGCAGTGACTGCATCTGCGGCCCCCGCAGCACCAAGCCCCGCCATAAACTTACCCGCTTTCCCCGCCTTGGCTACGGCGTTTAACCCTTGGATGCCCTTGGCAGCAAGGCCCCCGGGCACAACAAACTGTACGCCTACTTCACCGATAGCCCCTGCAATTCCCGTTGGGTCAAGTCCAAGGGTGTCTCTGAAACTCTCAAACCCCTGAACCACATCGTCGTGGTAGTCTGTTCCTGCAAGAGCATCCGAGGCCAGAGCACCAAGCTCCGCAACTCCTTGTACAACTTTCGTTGCACCAGATCCTATGCCCTCGAAAAACTCTTGGGCTACGCCTTCGTATTCAGTAGGGTCGTAATCAGATTCTCCAAGCACTACCCCAGCGCGATTGCCCGGAGTAGCTACAGGCTCCCCGAACATTGGAGTTTCATCTACGGCAACGCCAAACAGCTTTTCATCCGCCATCTAAGACTCCGTTACTTTGGTTTTCGTCGTTTTTCACCGTTTTGCATAAACTCAGTGTCAGGGGGAAGTGCATCGTACTGTTCTTGAGTTGTAACAACAGGGAGTTCCCCGCCTGTCGCAGTCGGCGTGGTAATGTCAACACGCCCTGTTTGTGCAAACCTAGTGCCTACTAACTGATCAGGAGTATAGGATTGTTCTACAACGTTACGAGCTTGTCCGTCGGCCCACTCCTCAATAGTTTGCCCGGATTTACGAATACGCGCTGAGACTACGGGATCTTGAGCCTGTCGTAGGGCATCCCCCAAAGCATCTTGATATGCATTGATAGGGTTACGAGACTTGTTAGACCCACCCGTCGCGCCCGAACGAGATGCCCTCATGCCTGCAAGTTTCTCTGCAAACACTTGTTGCAAAGCCATCTGGGACATTGAGTCATCACGAGCCAAAGACTTCTCTTCAATAGCCGCTGCGCCCCGCGCACCACGCTCTAGTGCCGCAGCAATGTCGTCACCTTTAGCAATGGCAAAGCCCACGGCTGCACGGTTCAAGGCTTTTAGGTTGTCGTACCTCGACGCGTCTACACCAAAGGTATCTCTGATCAGATCCTTCATGGCACCGATCTTTCCCTTAGTTCCTTTGGGTGCGTCTTTACCCATCCCTGCAAGTATAGCGTCGGCCTCTTCAGTCGGGGTTTTGTTTGGGTCGTTAAGAGTAGTCACCGCGGCGGCAAGAGGTGCTGGAGCCGTGTCTGGATTAAGCTCACCGTTGTCTACAGCTTGTGCGCCAAGCTGCTCGGCTTGGGAAAGTGTATCAGCATCAGATGCTTCTGGCTTGGGCTCGGACGGAACATCGGGATTAAGGGACGGATCAGAATATTTTTCAACTTCCTGCGCCAAACCCTCCTCAGTAAACCCGCCTACGGCATCTGGAACAACGGTCTCAGTTACAGTCTCTTGAAACTCAACAGGATCTTGGGTGATGTCCACGGTTGGGCGCACTCGTAGTTTATTACGCCCCCTTGAAACAGAGCCACCCTGATTGTACCCCATGGATGCCTGCATCAACTCAGGTGATGAAGCCATAATCCCTACGGGTTGCTGCATCATAGGTTGCTGCATCATAGGTTGCTGCATCATAGGCTGACGTGCATATCTTTGAAACAAAGGACGATTAAGTACGTTCATTATTGACCTCCTAAGACTCCGCCATATCCACCTTGCTGCAATCCTGACAGCCCCATTCCGTAACCCAAGAATGTCTGCGTAGGATTCTTGCTCGGAGTAGAAGAAACACCCATCGTGGACGACAACGACGGAACACCTTGAAACAAGTCCGACAAACCACTTAATCTTTGAAACGGCTCATACGCATTCTCCAAGGCAGCGGCACGTTGCGTATCAAGTTCCGCCTGTGCTTGCTGCTGCTCCAAGGTGCCTAAGTTAAACAGGGCGTTTACATCACGAGAACCCGCAGCCTGTGCTGCTTCTCCAGCCGCCATCTGTGTAGTACCTGCGCCAAACATGCCCTGACCCAAGGATCCAAGACCCTGACCCAAGTTGCCGTATAGCTGTGCAGCGTTCTGTCCACGCTTCTGCGCAGACTCAAAGGCACCCTGTGCTTGTGCTTGCGCTTGTCCATAGGCTTGGGACCGTAGCTGTGCACCAACCCGAGCCTGCTCTCGCGCAGTGTTCCGAGCCAGTTCCTGTTCAGCAACCGCGCCACGAGATCCACCGAATGCCCCTGCGCCAACCGCGCCAGCCCGTATCCGAGCCAACTCACGTCGCTGTTGGTCTCCGATGTCTCGTTGTGTTTCGTCAATCACCTCTTCCACAAAGGGATCGTAGTATGTCTGATATGACTGAGGGTCGTACTCGGCAGCAGTGCCAGAAAGCGCGGTGCCACCAAGTCGTGCCATGTCTACCGCTTCTCCGTAGGTTCCAAGCCCCTGTGCAAACGTCAGAGACGCCGCATCAAACATAGGCTGGTAGCCGCCGATCTGACCCACACCCAACTGCAATGCCGCAGTTTGTGATGGTGTGAAACCAGAGTAACTAACTTCTCCTGTCTGCGGATCTCT